CCACCTAAAGAGGGCAGTGATGCCTGACTTCTTTGCTGAAAACGACTTAGGCTTTTGGATGTTACCTAAGCCTGACAAAATGAAGAAGTGGGAAAGAATACCGAGGTTAGTCAAACCTGTGCCTTGGGGTTACGAGATAGACCCTGATAACAAAGAATGGTTAAATCCTATCGTTAGAGAACTAGAACTATTAGAGCTTGCAAAGAAACATTTAAAGCAGTATAGTTATAGAGAAGTTTCTGCTTGGTTAACTACACAGTCAGGTAGAAGTATATCTCACATGGGTTTAAAGAAAAGAGTAGACATTGAGCGAAAACGTAAAACAGTTGCTAGAATTAAACGTGAGCTTGCCAAAAGGCTCCAAAAAGCCATCTCGCACTACGAAACGCTTGAAAAAGAAAGGGTCGGCTACTACACCCAAGCCAACTAAAAAAGTTTCACGTGAAACAAAACGAAAGGTTCCTGCTACTCCTATAGCTCAACCCTTTGATGTAGAGGAAGCGCAGAACATTGTCTTTAAACCTAACGCAGGGCCACAGACAGACTACTTAGCTTCTAGTGAACGTGAGGTTTTATATGGCGGGGCAGCGGGTGGAGGTAAGAGTTACGCTACACTAGCAGACCCTTTACGCAGTCTTAATCACAAAGACTTTAGTGGCTTGCTTGTACGCCACACTACAGAAGAACTTAGGGAGCTTATACAAAAAAGTCAAGAGTTGTACCCTAAAGCAATTCCCGGTATTAAGTGGTCAGAGCGTAAGTCTCAGTGGGTTACACCTAGAGGTGGGCGCATTTGGATGAGTTACCTAGATAAAGACCAAGACGTTATGCGTTACCAAGGACAGGCGTTTAACTACATTGCATTTGATGAGTTAACACAATGGGCTACACCGTTTGCGTGGAACTATATGCGCTCACGCTTACGTAGCTCCGCACCTGAGTTAGGCTTGTATATGAGAGCTACAACTAACCCCGGTTCTATTGGACATCAATGGGTTAAGAAGATGTTTATTGATCCTTCTAAACCTAACAAGCCTTTTTGGGCTACTGATATTGAAACAGGGGAACGCTTAGAGTACCCTAAAGGCCACACTAAGGCAGGACAACCTTTGTTTAAACGTAGGTTTATACCTGCTAGTTTGTTTGATAATCCGTATCTAGCTGACAGTGGTGACTACGAAACTATGCTTTTATCTATGCCAGAGCATCAACGCAAACAACTATTAGAAGGAAACTGGGATGTTAATGAGGGTGCAGCGTTCCCTGAGTTCAACAGAAAAATACATGTTGTTGACCCTTATGACATACCTAATAGCTGGACGAAGTTCAGAGCTTGCGATTACGGCTACGGCAGTTGGACAGGTGTTGTGTGGTTTGCTGTGTCTCCCTCAGAGCAACTGGTAATATACAGAGAGATGTATGTCACCAGAGTTACAGCTACAGACTTAGCTGATATGATCTTAGAGGCAGAGGCTGACGATGGCACTATAAGATACGGCGTGTTGGACTCGTCCCTCTGGCATAAAAGAGGTGACACTGGGCCTAGTCTAGCTGAACAAATGATTATGAGGGGCTGTCGCTGGAGGCCGTCTGATCGTTCAAAAGGGTCTAGGGTTTCAGGTAAAAATGAGATACACCGTCGTTTGCAGGTAGATGAGTTTACTGAGGAACCCCAACTCGTATTCTTTTCTACCTGCACCAACTCTATAGCGCAACTACCTAGTCTACCGTTAGACAAACGCAATCCAGAAGATGTTGATACAAATGCAGAAGACCACTTGTATGATGCTATACGTTACGGTATAATGACTAGACCACGAAGCTCCCTATGGGATTTTAATCCTGCAACACAGAGAAGCGGCTTTCAAGCTGCTGATCCTACATTTGGATATTAAGTATGGACCCTGAAGATTTTACAAACGACTTTGAACAGAACTTAGAATCTGCAGAATCGGCACACATTAAAGATGTTACTACTCAAGCTATGTCTGATCCTAAAGCAGGACACATTATTGAGTTAGTTATGAGTAAGTATAAGAAAGCTGAAGATGCAAGGTATATTGATGAACAGCGTTGGATGGATGCCTATCGTAACTACAGGGGTATATACAACACTGAAGTACAATTTACTGAGGCTGAAAAGTCAAGAGTATTTGTAAAGGTTACTAAGACTAAAACACTAGCTGCTTATGGTCAAGTAGTTGATGTATTGTTTGGTAACAAAAAGTTTCCTCTTGCTATTGATCCCACTACACTACCAGAGGGTATTCAAGACTCAGTGCACTTTGATACCAACCCTCAAGCAGAACAAGGTGCAAGTGATTTAAAAGAAGCCTTTGATCCTGTACCTTTATTTAATAGTGACACTGTACTTGAGCCGGGAGATACTGTTGTATCTTTGCGTGAGCGTGTTGGTGGTATGTTTAAAAAGTTACAACCTGTTGAAGATAAACTAATAGATGGTCCCGGTACTGGTCCTACTGCAGTAACTTTTAACCCTGCTATGATTGCAGCAAAGAAGATGCAAAAGAAAATACACGATCAACTAGAAGAGTCAGGTGCTAACAAACAGTTACGCTTAAGTTCTTTTGAGTTGGCATTGTTTGGCACAGGTATTATGAAGGGTCCATTTGCTGTCAACAAAGAGTATCCTAATTGGAATGAGGAAGGTGAGTACTCACCCACAATCAAGACTGTACCTTCTACTAGCCATGTATCTATATGGAACTTCTACCCTGACCCTGATGCAGCTAACATGGATGAGGCTGAGTACATTGTTGAACGTCACAAGTTGTCACGCTCACAAGTACGTGCACTTAAAGGTCGGCCTTTCTTTCGTGATAACGCCATTGAAAAGTCTCTTAACATGGGTGAGTCCTATGAAAAGAAGTGGTGGGAACAAGCTATGGAAGATGACTCTCAAGAGTCAAAAGCAGAGCGTTATGAGTTGTTTGAGTTTTGGGGATACGTAGATACAGACATCCTTAAAGAACACGATATTGACATTCCTAAAGAACTAAAAGATTTAGAGCAGTTGAGTGTTAACATTTGGGTGTGTAACAATCACGTTATCCGTTTAGTTATGAACCCATTTAAACCTGCACTTATTCCTTACTACGCTGTACCCTATGAGCTTAACCCTTATAGCTTCTTTGGTGTAGGTATAGCTGAGAATATGGATGACACTCAGACTCTTATGAATGGGTTTATGCGTATGGCTGTAGATAATGCAGCCTTAAGTGGTAATATGCTTATTGAAGTAGATGAAACTAACCTAGTTCCCGGCCAAGATTTAAGCGTGTATCCCGGAAAAGTCTTTAGAAGACAAGGGGGTGCGCCCGGACAAGCTATTTTTGGTACTAAGTTTCCTAACGTGTCAGGCGAGAATATGCAGATGTTTGACAAGGCACGTGTATTAGCAGACGAGAGTACAGGTTTTCCTAGCTTTGCTCATGGTCAGACAGGAGTTTCAGGTGTCGGACGTACAGCTTCTGGCATTAGTATGCTCATGTCTGCTGCTAATGGTTCTATACGGAATGTAATTAAGAACGTAGATGACTATATGCTTAAGCCTCTAGGTAAAGCGTTCTTTAACTTCAACATGCAGTTTGACTTTGATCCTGAGATTAAGGGTGACTTAGAGGTACGCGCACAAGGTACTGAGAGCTTGATGGCTAACGAAGTGCGTAGCCAACGTTTGATGCAGTTCTTGCAAGTAGCACAAAATCCTGTACTTGCACCGTTTGCTAAGATGGATTACCTTATTCGTGAGATTGCAGTTAGCATGGATTTAGACCCTGAGAAGCTTACAAACAGCTTACAAGACGCCGCTATCCAAGCGGAGATACTCAAGCAGTTCCAGCAGCCTCTACCACAGCCACCAGAGGGCGGAGTTCCCCAACCAAGTACTACCCCACCTGAAGGCGCAGCACCCACAGGACAGGCTCCTACGGGGCCACAGGACGCATCAGGTGGAGGTGGTGGTAACATAGGTATAGGCTCTGCACCTGCGCCGGGAGAACAAGGCTTTACTGGAAGGCCACAATAATGAGCATAGGAGTTTTACTAGGTAAGTATCTAAAAGAGGCTATTCAAGGAAAGCCTGTCAAAGATAAAGATGAGACTTTACAGGCTCTAGGTGAGGTTCCTAAGAAATGAGCCAACTAAAGAAACTCGTAAACGATAAACCTTTATGGGATGCTTTTGAGGCTGAACTAGA